CGTTCGCTTTTTAACCAATTACTGACAAAGGCGTGTTTTTGGTATAGTCCCTGCACCAAGTTCAGTTCGCGGCAATTCGTGACTTACCATAATCAAGCCGACTGAATGAATACAGAAACTGTTTCTGATCGACGTAGGATGACCTGCCCGAATCGTAGGACGACCGTGACCTATCCCCGACTAACCACGTCGGGATATCATCCGGTCTCCCGCGCACCAGCGCATCACTGGAGTCAATCATGGCCGAACGTCGTCGTGTTAATACCCGCTCAATCGAAGGTATGGTTGCAGCGGTTCAGTCTATTACGAATGGGATTGAACCCCCTATCGCTCTCTCTGAAAGAGAGAGGTTCTATTTCGACATGGTCGTTGCCAGTCGCGAGGCCTCGACCTGGACCCGCCATGACAAGATGGTTGCCTGCCTCATGGCGAAAACTCATTACCGTATCGAGCAGGTCGGGTATCAACTCGACCGTGAGGGGTTCAGTCTGGAAAACAACCGCGGCACGCCGGTGCAGAATCCCTTGGCGATCACTCTCGCCAGCTTGAGCAATGGCCTGATGAACTATACTCGTATGATCGGATTGACCGCCTCGGCCTCGGGACTTTCCCATCCATCACAGAAGGCGCGCAACCAGGTTGAAGCCGGGATTCGTGACAACATTGAAGGGAGCGCCGACGACCCGCTGATTTGAAGATTTCATGTAGGGCATCTTCCTTGATCGAGTAAAAGCATGGGGTAGGCGATGATATTAGCCTACCCCTCTTTTTGCTTTGTAGATAGATACAAATATGATTACCGCCAAGAATCAGGGAAGCCGTCGAGGCCGATTTCGCGCTTTTCTTGCTGATTGCCCCCTTTTTCGCTATGTCGCGCGTTATCACAGGCGGGGCAGAGGACCCGTAGATTGGTCGGGTCGAACGCCAGCTCCGGCGCTTCTTTTACCGGTTTGATGTGATCGACTCGGCTGTTGCCGGGACCGGCGACGGATCGCCCGCAGCTTTGACACCGGAAGTGGGCGAGGCGTAGTTTTAGGTTGCGGGTGGTTTTCCACCGCTGAGTGTTGTAGATGTTCACTGGTTGAGTGCCTCGGGGAAAGACAGCGAGTCGAGAAGGTTGCGGGTTCGCAGATCGGTCAGAGTCCAGGCGTTGAACTGATGAACCGTGACTACGGTCATACGAATCAGGAACACTTCACCGCCGATACCGGCGAGTACGAACACCCGCCCGTTCGCCCGGCACCGTTCGTGAATCCAGACGATCTGTTGTTGCCGGAGTCCAAGCGGTGGTGGAAAGCATGGCGTGTCAACACGGGACGGCGCCGTTTGTCTATACTTCAGTTCAATGCTGCCCTCGATGCCGGTATGCAGGCAAAAATCGACATCTGGAAATCCCGGAGTAATGGCCGATTCAATACGACTGAAGTGCCCATGTGCAATCAGGCGTTTCCGTTGCGCTGTCCAGAACGTTTTTTCATTCATGTCATATCCGATTTTATGCTGATTATGCCTGCTGACTAGCCCATTCCCGTAAGCCTTTGATTTTTATAGCCGGGATTATAGGGATGCACCTTATATCTCTAATAAACTAATAATATAAAATAATATAAAAATTAGTATAAATATAAAATATATATAGGGATTTTCGGCGAAATCGCCTCTCTATATCTCCCCTACTTAAACCGTTGAATATAAAGGCGAAATCGGCCTTGGGACGGGGTTTCTGCTGGCAGATCGCCAAAAAAAAATGGGCGGTTATAGAGCATTATATGCTTTTTTGACCGCCCATCAGTAACCCCTTATATTCAAAAATTAGGAGTTGTATCAAATTCTTCATCAAATTCGCCGCTGTCCAAATCGACCCCATCGCCGAAAATTTCGATCATTTTCGCTTTTAACACGGCAATAGTCGGCAGAACATAGAAGCCAGTCCCACGAGTTTGTCTCTTTTGAAATCCGCAGCCGAGGACGATTTTTCCGAAGGTAACCGGACTTTCCGGACGCAGGCGGTTATCGATGCACCATGGCAAATAAATCTGGTCCCGGATCACCCGTATGCGATATTTTCCGCCCGCTTCCAGCTGGGTTTCAGAATGATTGTTTTCGACAAAAGCAGGGTAACCGTCAACCGCCAAAGAATAAAGCCAGATAAGAGCAGAATTGGCAGATACCAGCTTATTCTGAGCGAGGGCCTTCGTTTTCGGGATCACCGCGCGGTCGATTCCCTCGGCTTTCTCGGCGGCGAGGTCGACTTCATTGAGCAGGTAGTGCATTAAAGCCGCCAGACCGGTGGCGTTCATTTGCCGATGAATATCGGCGAAATATTTACGGTCTCCTTTACGGTGCTCAGGGACATCAATTATGGCGAAGCGCCGTTCGCCGATTCCCGCCGGTGCTACCCAGTCGTTATTGGTCGCCATGAGCAGGCGTATGAAGTTGGGTACCACGATCGGTTCCAACCCCTTGTACTCGATATCAATGGTACTTTCAGTGATCATCGCCTTGAGCAGACCTTCGTGCTTCTTATCTCCGGCCCAGAAGCTTTCGTCGGCGAATATCATCAAGCGATTTGCCAACTGTGAATTGAACCGTGAAGTCAGGCGCTGGGCATCTCCGATCTGTGCTCCATAGTTTCCATAGAGCTTCAAAAAGATATTCAAAAAGACCCCTTTTCCGACCCCTTGTATGCCACGCAGGGCGAGAGCAGTTCCGGTGCGTTTGGTCGGGTTCTGAATAGCGTCGGCCATCCAGGCAATAATCCAGCGGAAGATAAATTCATCACCATTGGCGATGTTGTCATGAATGTGGGCGAGGTATTTTGAGCAATCCCCTTGGCGTGGGGTAATCGGCCAGCCCTTCCAGCGGTTATAGACTTCGGGAAGGTTCTCGGTAGGATGGAAAGTGACCGCCCGATAGCGCGTGGTCTCTGGATGCTTGAACCAGTAATCAAAGAATGGGATTGGCCTTGGCCGTCCCGATGGGCTTTCAACCCAGATCGGCGGCAGATTGCTATAATATTCCCGGCAATCTTTCACGGCGATAAAGGTCGGAGAATGTTCGTCCTCGCTAACAACCCGCACTTTCGATCCGATCATCACTACGGCGTGGTCAGCACTGAATTCTTGGAGGCGCTCGATATCGGTTGCGGTAACTTCGCCGTCGCCGCCTGATTCGACGGCGGGGGCCAGCAGATAGGTCGTCCCATTCCCAACATCATGTACCAGCGGTGATCCGTCGGTATTCATCTTGAGCATGGCGGCTTCGGAATGACTTTCACGGAATGGCGATTCGCACCGCATTATGTCACCCGGACCCATATGTTCAAGCCACTCGGACAACCGCCTGGTGTCTCCACGACGAGTGATTTCGGTATCGAGGGTCAAAAGTCCTTTGACCTTGGTTGTGAGTCCTGCTCCCTCTCCAGAGAGGGAAAGTTGAATTCCGGTCTTGCGCCGGTATAGGTTGAGGGCATCTTTTCCAGGAAGCGTGACCCAAGAGATGTCGAGCGTGCCGCCTTCTTCGTTGATGATCTGGACATTGGCATCGGTTACCTGATAGCCCTTGTTGATCAATTCCTGAGATAACTGCGGTTTGGAGCAGAAGGTAATACGCCCCTTCAGAAGTACTGCCAGATCGAAGACCGACCGTGCTTCAATCCCAACCGTCCGGTCACGGTCAATCGCTGACTTCTTTTCGAAGCGGAATGAGCGATCTTGATTGACCATCTCGACCCCGATGTGCGACCGCAGTACCGGAATGAGTTCAGGATGATTGACCCTGATCCAGGCGTGGGTGGCGATTCCCGGTTCTTCCCCGCCCGAAATGACACGGGCGCTTGATGCCCTGAGTTCGATCCTGGCGCATTTGCTTATTCCCGGGACTAGCGGTTCCCAGAATTCCAGGCGATCTGCGATGGTCATCGCCGCCCATTCGGCGGGCATCCCAGGCGGATTATCGGCGTCGAGAAGCAACCACCCGCATTGATCGTCCATCGACCGCTTGAGTCTGGCGGCGTAGCGTGCCCCTTCTATATCATGCACCCCCGCCAGCTCTGGCGACCCGAGTTTCTTGCCGAGCGCCAAGGCCAAATCTTTTTCGGCCAAGATGTTGAACTCTTCGCCGTCTTCAGTGTTCATGAAATGACTGGCAACCACACAGACATTTTCGAGCTCGGTAACATTTTTCAGGATCGCGGCGAACTTCGAAATACTCGGTATCGCCATCGTCGCGGCCAGTCCCTCGGTAACATTGGCGACGGATTCTTTGACTAGTTTGCCATTCTCCAATGAATAGCGTTTGCAAAGTAACTCCGGATTCGTTGACTTGATCAGAGTTACATAATCGTTGATGAACATGATTTACCTCTTCTTTCTATTGATAGGGTGAAATTTCAGAGCACATAGGCTATACTCTGAGCTGATAGGTTGAAGCGCCCATAGGCAGGGCATTACGGTGTGGATCACTTCGGGTGGTGATCCACACTATTTTTTTGCCGATCATTTTTGATCCATTCTATACAATGGGCTTTTTATAATAGAGCGAAAATCTTTGCCCATCAATATGAAATTCGGGGATAATAGAGCCTCCTACAGAAAGAGATTTTTACCATGCTAACAGTTGATTCTTTTCGGTTCAAGACTGCCCCACGTGCCAAGCAATTAGAAGGTTTGCTGCTATCCGCCGATAAGCGGGAATTCGCCCTGCACATGGAGCAAGGCACCGGCAAAACCAAGGTAGCTATTGATACTGCGGCCTATCTATACGCCGAGGGCAAAATCGATGCCATGTTGATCGTTGCCCCGAACGGGGTACAAAAGGGCTGGGTGCTTGACCAGATTCCCGACCACATGCCAGACCATGTCCCGGTGATCAGCGGAGTCTGGGATCGTAACCGCCCAAAAAAGATTGAGCCGGTATTCCGGCGCGATGTCGTCGGCTTGCGGGTTCTGGCGATCAATTACGAGGCGATCATAACCCCGCTCGGGAAGAAACTGGTAAACGAGTTCTTGAACTGCTTCCGGGTCTTGTGGATCAACGACGAGAGCCATAGATACAAAGGGGTCAAGGCCAAGGTTACCCAGTTCATCCTGGAGAATCGGCATCGTGCCGCGTACCGGCGGAATCTGACCGGCACCCCGTCAACGGAATCACCGATGGATCTGTGGCCGCAAATGCAGTTCCTCGATCCGCACATTCTCGGGTTCAGCAGCATCACCAGTTATCGGGCGCACTTCGCTCATTTGGAGCCGGAAACCTCCCCTCTGATCGCGCACATAAAACGCAAACTCGTTGCCAAGTATGGACGGGAGCGGGCGGCGAGGATGGCCCCGCAGTTGATTGCCAGGGACGGTGATGGTCGCCCAAGGTACCGTAATCTGGATCAGCTGTCGCGCCTGATCCAGCCCTATTCTTACCGCTGCCTGTTGAAAGAGTGCGCCGATCTTCCCTCAGTCAGTTATGAAAAGCTCTACGTCACTTTGAACCCAGTTCAACGGCGGACTTACGATGCCCTTCGTGACAGCTTGATGATCGAAATTGACTCAGGCATGGTCAGTGCCGCGTTGGCAATTACCCGCATGATGCGGCTGCAACAGGTTACCGGCGGATTCGTTACGGATAATGAGGGCAATGAACTGGTTCTCGGTGAAAATAATCCAAAGCTCGACGCCATTGATGGCATCTTGGAGGACTATCCGGGAAAAATCGTGATCTGGGCACGCTTCATCAAAGAACTCCGGTTAATCTCCGAGCACCTGGAGGAAATGGGCATCGGGGTGGCGCGCTACTGGGGTGAAGTATCAAACGATCAGCGTCGCGAAAACAAAATCCGTTTCATAGAGGACCCGAATTGTCGGGTATTCGTCGGTCAGGTGCGCGCCGGCGGAACGGGGGTCGATGGTCTCCAAGAAGTCAGCAACACCATGGTCTATTTTTCGAACGAATTCGGATTGACCAGTCGGTTGCAGTCTGAAAGTCGTACCAATCGCATCGGGCAGACCCTTCCCGGAGTAGTGATTGACATCGAGGCCGAGGACACCCTTGACCGCAAGATAATCCAAATGCTGCGTGCCAAGAAGGAGATTGCTGACTGCATCACCTTGGACGAAGCGCGGGAGTGGATATGACCGACGGTGAAAAGGTAATCGAGTTTATCACTCGCTATTGTCTGGTTCCTGAAGGAGCCAAGGTCGGCAAGCCGATCCGCCTAGAAGGGTTCCAAAAGAAGTTCATACTCGATGTTTACGACAACCCAGAAAAGACAAAAACCGCAATCCTGAGCATCGCCAGAAAGAACGGAAAAACCGCGACCATCGCGGCAATCCTGCTCGCCCACATCATCGGGCCGATGCGCCAACTCAATTCGCAGATCATTTCTGGATCCAACTCCCGCGATCAGGCGGCGCTGGTCTATCACCTGGCGGAAAAGATGTTGAACCTCCAGCCGAAGTTCGCTGGGCTTTACCGCTGTGTGCCATCAAAAAAGACCATCATTGGCACCAAGGCGAACGTCGAGTATCGCGCTATCTCGGCAGATCGCACAACCGCCCACGGACTCAGTCCGATTTTGGCGTTGCTTGATGAAATGGGGCAGGTGATTGGTCCCACGACCCCATTTATTGAAGCGATCACCACGTCACAGGGCGCTCATGATAATCCGTTGCTGATCATCCTGTCGACGCAGGCCCCGAGCGATAGCGATTTCCTGTCCCTGCAGATAGATGCGGCGATTCGTACTGGCGATCCCCATACGGTTTGTCACGTCTATGCCGCCGACGCCGATTGTGATTTGTTCGACGAGGAGCAGTGGAAGAAAGCCAACCCCGCTCTCGACATCTTCCGGTCACGTGCCGATCTGGTTACTCAGTTAAAGAAGGCAAAAGAGATCCCGGCACTGGAGGGTTCAGCACGGAACCTATTGCTCAACCAACGGATATCCTTGAATTCACTCTGGTTGGCCCCGTCAGTCTGGAAAAGCAACAGCGGTTCCCCAGACCTGGAAGTATTCCAAAAAGCCACGTCGGTATCGCTGGGTCTCGACCTATCGATGCGTAACGACTTGACTGCCGCGGTCATCTCGACCAAAGACGAAGAGGAGTACTACCACGTGATCCCCTTCGTCTTCACGCCAACAGAGGGGATCAAGGCAAGGGAACTCCGGGACAAGGCTCCTTACGGAGCGTGGGTTGATTCTGGTCATTTGATCGCCGTCCCGGGAACCACTCTTGATTATGAGTGGGTCTGTGAATACTTGAAGCAAAAGCTCAACGAGATGGGAATCAAACTTTCTGCGATCTGCTTTGACCGGTGGCGTATTGACATTCTGAAGGGGGCCGCGCAACGCACCAACTTCGCCCAAGATGCCGAGTGGGTCGAGGTAGCCCAAGGCTACATCAGTATGAGTCCCCGTATCGAGCACTTCGAAACCATCTTGTTGCAGGGGCGGATGCGTCATGGCGGGCACCCGCTGTTGAATATGGCCGCAGCAAACGCCGTGGTCATTCGGGACCCTGCCAACAACCGCAAAATTGACAAAAGCAAGACGACCCAACGGATCGATCCGCTCGTCGCCGCCGTTATGTCGGTCGGATACTACATGGTCGAGACGCCGGCGGTCGATATCGATGCCATGTTCGCCTGATCAAATGAAAGAGAGGGCTTGCCATATCAAGATTTTTCGATGATATAATCGTGATATGGACGCTAGAAATAGACCCTTCCCCGAGGAACGTAAGAAATCCTCGCCTCCGGTGCCCGGTCAACGGGACGACGGTAACCATTCACACTGGTTACCGCCATGGACGTCAAGAACCTAATTGTAACAATCGAGAAGTCTACCAGTGCCGATTACGACGCTCGTTTCGTCATGTCGGCATCTTCGCCTGACCGCGTAAAAGACACCATCGATCCGGACGCCTATTTGCCGAACATCGGCAAAAAGATCATCGCCCTTTGGCAACACGATTCCGACAAGCCCTTCGGCTTCTGGCACAATCTTCGGGTTGAAGCCGGCAAGATGATTGGTGACCTGAAGGTGTCGAGCACCAACCTCGGCTTGATGATCAAACAGTTGCTCGCCGACGACGTTCCTTTGGGTGCCTCAATCGGTTTCCGTGGAAAAGGCGATCCGAACAAGATCGGCGGCATTCACTTCCGGGAACTCGACATTCTTGAATGCAGTGTCGTGAGCGTTCCCGCCCATCCCAGAGCGATGCAGATCGCCAAACAGTTTGACATCGACCTCAAGTCCATCGAGGTCGGCAATGGCGTCGCGTCAGACGCATCGACCGCGGCTCGGAAACGCGCCGTAACTGCAATCATCGGTGCCAAGCGCGCCATCAAAGGAAAGCTGTCATGAAAACTCTTGCTGAACGCATCAAGGATCTGCAGGACGCCCTGATCATCAAGAAGGATGAACTGGTCGCCGCCACGAAGAAGCTGGAAGAAACCCCCGACGACGATGGTGCTCTTGCCACCGTCGATCAACTGTCCGGTGAAGTCGAGCAGCAGACCAAGTCTCTGGAATCGCTGCAGCGTGCCGAAAAGGCCCTCGCCGAGCGCGCCGCCGCCGCCCCCGCTATCGTCACGCACACCGGCAAGGCCGACGACTCCAAGGAAATCTGGGTCAAGGAAGCGGTGGTCGCCTTCATGGCGCACTGCCAGCGCAAGAATCCCGAGCAGGTCCGTCAGGAACTGTACCCGACGAACAAGGCGCTGGAAGCGGTCATGGTCCACAAGACTGCGGTTCCGCTCGCCACCACCTTCACGCCAGGTTGGGCCGCTGAACTGGTGCAGTCCGACATTCAGGGCTTCATCAATCTGTTGTCGCCGGTCTCGGTCGTCGCGGCACTTGGCAGTCGTGCTCTGCAACTGAACTTCGGTGGCTTCGACTCCATCACCATTCCGCGTCGTAATGCCCGCGGCGCTACTGGCGCCAATATGGGCGGTGCGTGGGTCGGTGAAGGCGGCGCGATTCCGCTCGGTCAGATGTCTGTTGGCGCTTCCAAGCTGAACCGCTACAAGATGGGCATCATCAGCACCTTCTCCAAGGAGCTGGCCCAGCGCGCCACGCCGCAGATCGAAGCGATCATTCGTCAGGCGATCCTGGATGACACCGCCATCGAGCTTGACGCAGCCTTCTTGTCGGCCAATGCCGTCATCGCAGGCGTCCGTCCCGCTGGCGTCGCATTCGGCGTTTCCCCGACTGCTGGTACGGCTGGCGGCGGCGTCGATGCCGTCGTGGCGGACATCAAGGCGGCAATCACCGCGCTGACCAATGCCGGTCTTGGCACCCGTCCGGTGCTGATCATGAACACCGCCAACGCCATGTCGGTCGGTTTCATGCAATCCGCCCTCGGCGAAATGATGTTCCAGTCCGAACTGGCCGCTGGCCGTCTGCTCGGCATGGAAGTCATCAAGTCGCTCAACGTGCCGGTCAATACCGCCTACGTGATCGATGCCTCGACCCTCGCACTGGCCGTTGATGCAACCACGTTCGATGTGTC